TAGGTACAGTGCGCCAACTTCCTGTTTCTTCGGAAGACCGACCGACCAACCAGCAACTCGTTGACCAATATTTCCAAACGCATCTGGCGGAACTGGAGGGGGCAAAGGTTGATCTGTAATGACCAACTTGAAATCTGCCGACGCTTTCTGCCCAGCCTGATCCGTGACTATTACGGAGTGTACCGACGAGGTCGCAGTCGAAGGCATACCGCCAACCTCGCCGGTAGCACCCGCTAAGCTAAGTCCGGCAGGAAGGGCTGGAGAAATGGCATATTTAAGAGACCCGGAGCCTCCACTGGCGACGATTGGCTTGGCTTTGATATTTTGGCCAACAAGTCCTTGAACTTCCTTTATGGTCACTTGTAGCACTATTGGCGGCCCCGGCGGGGGCAGAGGCGCTAGATCGATGCGATGTAGAACTACTCCAGTCGGATTGTCATAGAACGCAAATAAACGCCATGATTCAGCACCAACAACAAGATACCGGCTAGCCGTTGGCGATTCCGAAATCAAAAACGGCGTCAAGTCCTCGGTGAATCCACTAGCCCAGATGGCAATTAACTTCGACCCCACGGGCCTATTGATTGTGACTGTGGCTGCTGGAACATCCATTGGACTGGAGAGATCGCCATGCAACACGTATTGACCGACTACGATGGGATTGGTGTAACCAGCCGTAGCGATATGCTTGACGCTTTCGGCGGAATATGGCGATTGACAAAGCCCATACGCCGCCAACGAAACAAAAATTATTACTGCTCGCATGATCTTGCCTACGGGTTAGCGGAAAGACTATGTGAACATCTTGATAATTTCGAGAATGATCGGAATCAACTCTTTGAGGAAAGCCAAGAACGCATTCCAATCCGGCGTAGCCCCAACTGGAATCAAACCTTCGGATACAGCGTTCTCCGTGGCAACGGCTCGCAGTTGTGCCAGTCTTTGTGGCATTAGCGAAGATACAACGATGCGTGAGAACTCCAGACGGTTTATCTTCCCCTCGTGAAGCGCCTCCCTCGAGACTGTAATCAACGAACGCCGAAACGCCGCATTGTTTTGTTCTTCGCTGCTCTCGATAGCCTTTGACTCGGCAGCTAATCCAATGTGAGTGTCTACTGACGGCAGTGGCGGTGCCAAAGTTGGCAAATTCTGAACTACCGCCAAACTTTCTTGGGGTTGAACAGTGTGCCACTGAACGACTGATTGAGTTACTGTTGCCGAAGTTGCGCAGTTGCCCTCGCAAACTTGATGAGAGCCACCGAATAACCGGCGAAAGATTTGCGCGTCCGATTGATTACAGAAAGCCGACGCGGCAAGCATGACGAACAACGACAGACGAAACATTTTTTTGCCTCCTAGAAAACTGATTACCGCAAATGCGATGGAATCTAAACTAGGGGTTTTTACGCTCTATGTCAAGTATTTGAGTCGGACACCCTCCTTGACTTACAGAACGCAAGAAAATCACTCCAAGCCACTCTATAAAGCGGTTTGCTCGCACCAACTGTCCTGGCGTCAATCGCTGGCAGTTGACCTGAACTAATCCAGTTTTGTACCGCCCTTCTGTCAACTTGCATTCTGGAAGCGATATCGCCCTTGGTTAAATACTCCGGTTCTATCCACGCAATTACCTCTGAGATATTTATTCGCATGAGAGCCTTCGGCGACGTTAATTCCAAGTATTTTACAAGCGAGAAATCCATTGGGCGAGACATTGCTAATACTGCCAATTGTCTGGCCTCGGGCCATTCTGCTGCTGAACTCAGTTTGTCATGGCAGCAACGACAAACCAAAAGCAATGCGAAGGGCTTGTCCAGTGCGGCTTCACGATGAACTCCTCGGCAGATTTCATGCACATCGAGCTTACCTTTCGCCGTTCTACATATCTCGCATTCTCCAAGTTCGCGCAACTTGTCACGTACTGGCTTAGCTTCCAGGTTTCTTGTACGGCGTTTGTAGCTCATTTTACGCATCTAGCTTCCAATGACTAAAAGAAGGGGACATCTCGGTCGTCGTGCGCATCTGATGTTTGCTGACTTGACGACTGCTGCTGCTTGGTCTTGAAGTGCATATTAAAATACTTCTTGCCTTGCCTTTCGCCAGACTTGATTTCATTGACCCAGGCATTCACAAAGTATTCAACACCGTTAATCAGCGCCGACCCTGTGTACTCTGCGTCTTGCTTACCCTCTCGCATCTTCTCGTTACGGAACAGCGAGCCCGAATTTGGTTTCTGCTCAAAAGCCATCGTTTGCTTTCCTTCCTTCGTTAGTTTTTTCCTGATGACACGCCTTGTGAAGTAATTGGTACTTAGAGCCATCTTCGCAAGTCAGACGTTCCAAGAACGGTGCGACATCTGCCGCCGATCTCAGCGAACCGCATGAATCAATGTGGTCAATGTGCATCTCCTCGCGGAAACCTGCGTTCCCACAAATAGCACATCGATAGACCTTTTTCTGTCGTCCCGTTTTCGGGTTTGCGCGCGTTCCGCATTCAGCTTGCTTTACCGCTGACTGTGCCGGTCGCCAGTACGCGAATGTTTTCCGAAGAGCCGACCGCACTCGCCCCCAGTATTCCGATTCCGTCATCGTGTTAGCGTTGCGCGTCCGTGTCACTCGTTGTGTCTTTGGTTTCTTCACCGCACTTTCCTTTACCAGATAAAAAACACTGGGGGTTGATTCCAGCTAAGCCGCCTAGTTACTCACTAAAGCCCTGAGCCTATCTTGGTTGCTAGCCCAAGATCCCAGACTTCTTTTCTTGCGACTGGTTAATCCATCGTCCCATCCGAATTACTTTTGGGAGAGCCCGTCGCGCCGCTCAACCCCCAGTGTCACAGGCCGACTATGCCTAACCTTTGCTTGATGTGATGAATAATTCTGTCTTGCTCGCATTGTTCCCACTAGAATTCTCGACGCTCATAATTTGATAGCCAGCGTACAGGCACCGGACCAGTTCGCAGTCGTCGTAGGTAACGACCCATTCCGCTGGACTATTGACCAACCAATCTTTTAATCGCATATGGTCGCCATCACAAAACGGATGCTTATACAGCGACACTCCAGCGGAAACATACGGAGGATCGGCAAACACAAAATCCCCATCCATGAGTGCTATTTCCGAAAAGTCACAGCACTCTATTTTGGCTTTCTTTATCAACTTCGACAGATGCTCGATTGTCATCGATATCCGATGCGGGTTCCATCTGCATCCTATCGGATACTGGCTATCTTGCGATGCTCCGCCTTGTGGACCTCCAGCCATGAACCCAATCCCACCGTGGCTGCAATAATGAAGAACGAGCTTGTTAAATGCAGATTCGAGTACGGCACCTACGCCGTCGCTAGCCTTTGCTTTATACCAGCCCTCTACACTTGGAACCCACTTCTGTACCATCGCGGTAAGTTGCTTTGGCATGTCCCTAACTGCAATCCACAAAGCAACGAGCGATCTGTCTATGTCGGCTAGGAATATCTCTTTGTATTCGCAACGAGTCAGTGCCTGCATGCACACGCCACCCCCTCCTACCATTGGCTCAACGTATCTGTTTGGGCAGAATAGGCTGCCCGAAGGCATGAGCCTCTCAAGCTTTCCGTTCCACAGCCGAGCCTTACCTCCAGGATATCGAAGCAGATTCGCTCCGCAGCTAATCTTTAACTCATTGATATCTCTTAGGTCGTCGAGTGCGACATCATAATTCATGTGCGTTGCATCCTTGCGCTTGCTTCTAACAAGAGGTTTCGATGTAGCAAGTTCATAAGAAATCCACCCCAAAATAAAAACATCTACGGTTGTCACCCTGGCAAAAATAAAGCTATGGCAGCGTTTTCTTTCCTGCTGCTTGATAAGCGGAATGTCACCACCTGTGCCCTTTACGTCTATCTTCAGTCCATGCAGCTTGATATCAAATCCGCAGTCGTACCCATACGAAAAATCAACATGCAATCCAAAGAACTCAGCGACAGCGCACTCTGCAATCAATCCGACATAATGCGGTGCTTTAATCAGTCCTTTTCCCCATTTATCACAACGCTGATCATCCCTAGTCTGTCTCCGAGTAGCCTCTTCATGACAGATTATTCGCCAGCGGCGATCGATAGGTAATCGCACAGCTTGAGGAATCACTTTTCCCTTAGATTCAATCAGCATGTTCGGACTGCTTGTTCTTGTCGAATTCCTCTTCTAACGCAGCGGTGTACTCTTCGTCCTGTTTCTTCTTCGACCACTTCGTTACGCCCATCAGATAGGCTACCAACGATAGCTGTGCTCGATGCTCTGAGATGGCGACCACGTAAAGCGTTTCCGGTTCATCCAGGTACGCAACGCTTGCTACAAAGAATTGCCCAGCCTGCTCGCGGTTGTATCGCAGTGCAGCCAGCTTGTCAGTAAATACTCGTTCTTCAACTCTGCTCATAATGCCTCCGATTTATAAATGGGTTGTTAAGCTCGCCGACTGTGTAATTCATCACAGCGCTCCCAATAGTTCGTGCCAAATTAAGCCGCCAGTCAACAGTTCTCGCATGTCCTTGGAGTGCGGCGGCACCATCACTCCAATCGCTCTGCCACCTAGTTCGGCTGTCACCTTCTTCATTCCAAACCATCCTGGCCAGCAGAACGCGCAGCCTCGACAGTTCACCGTGCAACTGGAAACCGTCCCGCGCTTGCTCGGGTTCTCGTCCCGCTCTCCGACCACAACGACCAGCTTTTCCGGGCAGCACTGCCGAATCATCTTGCTAATCCAATGTCCACCGTACACGTTGCTGGCTCTGCCTATCGCGCAAAGGTTGTATGACTCGCACGCTGCCACGTCGCTCCCACCTTCGACGATGAATACTGGTCCTGGATGCGTATACCACGTTGGAACGTAGAATACCCCTGTCGTTCCCCCTTGATTCGTGCGCTTAGTTCCATCGGCGTACCTTCTCAAGTATCCAATGCAGCGACCATCACTATCCCGCGACGGCCAACTGGAGAACTCTCGACCGTTCCACTCATCCCAACCAATGCCTACCCTCAAGGCTTCCAGCGACTCTACGGATACCTTCAAC